CTAAGTAATGTACGAGCAAAGTTTAGTTAAAATAATAGAACCTATTAAACGCACGACTATACGTCGGCTTAACAAATATAAAAAATGGAAATATGGATACAATAAAGAACATGATATTGTGGTTATCTCTAAAACTGGATGCATTGGACAAGTGGTGGAGATTCAAAATTTGCGAATTGGGCTGCCGTCTGAACCGAAACAAGTGTACGTGCACTCCAAAAATAAGTGGCAAAAACTAGAATACCCAAAAGAGCTAAGTAGATTAAAAAATATATTTGACTGGAGGTCATACCCTGAAGACCAAAAAGAAAAGTGGTACGATTATATAGACGAAGAGTTTAAACGTAGAGATGAAGGTTTTTGGTTTATGAACAATGATAAACCAACCTATATAACAGGTACACACTATATGTATTTACAATGGAGTAAAATAGATGTAGGCGCGCCTGATTTTAGAGAAGCAAACAGGTTGTTTTATATATTTTGGGAAGCTTGTAAAGCTGATAAAAGATGTTATGGTATGTGTTACCTTAAAAACCGTCGTAGTGGTTTTTCTTTTATGAGCAGTGCTGAAACAGTTAATTTAGCCACTATATCGAGTGATAGTAGATATGGGATACTATCTAAAACAGGTGCTGATGCTAAAAAAATGTTTACAGATAAAGTCGTGCCTATTAGTATTAACTATCCGTTTTTCTTTAAACCAATACAAGACGGTATGGATAGGCCAAAATCAGAACTGGCTTATAGAGTACCAGCTAGTAAGTTTACAAGAAAAAAGATTACAGCTAATGAACAGCTTGAAGATATACAAGGATTAGATACAACTATTGATTGGAAAAACACAGGTGACAATAGTTATGATGGTGAAAAACTAGCTTTGCTAGTACATGATGAAAGTGGTAAGTGGGAAAGACCTGATAACATATTAAATAACTGGCGAGTAACAAAAACGTGTTTACGATTAGGTAGTAGAATTATAGGTAAATGCATGATGGGATCGACCTCAAACGCTTTAGATAAAGGTGGAGATAACTTTAAAAAACTATACAATGCATCAAATGTCACTAAAAGAAATAGAAATGGTCAAACAGCATCTGGTTTATACTCTTTGTTTATCCCAATGGAATGGAACTATGAAGGATTTATTGACGAGTATGGAGTTCCAGTATTCAATACTCCTAGTGTCGACGTGTTTGCCCCAGACGGTGAACTAATAGATATAGGTGTAATAGATAGTTGGCAAAACGAAGCTGATGGTTTAAAAAACGATCAAGACGCGTTAAACGAGTTTTATAGACAGTTTCCAAGAACTGAAGAACACGCGTTTAGAGATGAAACTAAAAACTCTATTTTTAATTTAGTAAAAATATATGAGCAAATAGATTATAACGAAGAAATGTCTAGAACTCTTGGTGTTACAACTGGTAATTTTCAGTGGGTAAACGGTGTAAAAGATTCACAAGTTATATTTTATCCTGATCAAAAAGGTAGGTTTAAAGTTAGTTGGGTACCACCTCAACAATTACAAAATAGAGTTATATTAAAAAATGGTGTGAGATATCCTGGTAATGAACACATGGGAGCGTTTGGTTGCGACTCT